CACCGAACGCCTCAACGCCTGCAATAAAAACTTTGTCCAATGATTCCTCAAGAAGGTCAAACGCTTCTCGAATGTCAAGGGTGCCAAGTAACGTTTGCCAGTCGGTAGTTAATGTAGTGACAACCTCTTCTTGTTCGTCAAGTGCCTCATTAATACCTTCAATGGCATCAATTCGACTTCGGTAATAACTGGTGTACTTGTCCATTTCGGCATTAACGCCAGCGATTTTTTCTTCAAGCAACCCTGATCGACCGTCACCACGAGCAAAAAACCCACCTGTAGAAAGATGCAACAAAGGATCAGGAATAAGGCCCACTGTGTCACTAATTTTTTCAGCAATTTCTAAAATATCAACTAAAATTGGAACAAGAAATTTGCCAACCTCTAAAGTAACAGCCTCAAATTTGTCTTTAAGATCGTCAACTGCGTCGCGGTAATCCTTAGCGTTTCTTAAATCTTCTTCACTAATAACTTTTGAACCCGAAACACTGTCAAGAGACTTTCGGAGATCGTCCGCGCCACCTTCAATAAGTTCGGCCATCCCTTGCCAGCCCTTGCCGAGAAGTTGCGCCGCGACCCTTGCTTTTTCGGCTGGGTCTTTAATGTCCTTGATTCGTTGAATCGTGTTAAGAAATGTTTCGTTGACGTCTAACGAACCGTCGTTAAGATACACAAGGTCTACGCCAAGGTTTCGCACTTTGTCCGGGTCAGCACCGATTGTTTTGTTGAGTCGTCCGATAGCGCCCTCGAGGGCATCAACTGGGACTCCAATGTCCCCAGCGGCTTCTATGTAACGTGACGCGTCCTCAACGGCAAGACCTGTAGCGTCACCAAATTTTCCTGCCGCTAATGCGAGGTCTTGGAACTGTCCAATTGCTTCAATAGCAAACTTACCGATTGCGGCACCAGCGGCGACTGCAAATGTTGCGGCGTTGGCTTTGACTGCGTCTAAAGCGACTTTGGAGCCAGCCTTAAACTTGCCCATTCCACCCTCGGCGTCAGCGACGGCAGTCTTAAAATTACCGAAAGCGGCTTTAGCGGCTTTAATACCTGAGTCTGAGAATTCGGTAAGAATCGGAATGTTAATTGCCATTAGCGGTTCACCTTCATCAATTCTTTGTTCGCTTCAAAGATTACCTCTTTGATAACAGGCTCTAAGGCTTTTTGGAAGTTTGGGATCGCTTTTTCGCCACCAGCCCAAACCATGCGCGACGGACCGCGACCAATCTTTTGCGTAAGTAATCCCGAAAAGTTTGGGCGACTACGCGGACCGCCACGACCTCCACCGCCACTTTTGCCAGCCATGTCAGCGATCGCGAGAGCCGCGCCTTTTGTTCCGACGGTAATTGTTCCAATGGTTTCATATTGTGCGCCTTTGACAATGTTTCGTTTACGGGCTTTTCGCGTGTTCGTTTTGACGACGACGTTCTTTGTCTGACCGTTTTTCCACCCGGTACGCCACTGGCCGTCCATGCCTCGAGTTGGCGACGACGACGGAACCAAAGGTGTGATCGCGTCAACAACGACCTTGCCTAGTTCACGGATCTGTTTACCGTAAGCCTTGCGAAGTTTGGGATTTATGGAATTGATTGTACGCAAAGCCTCTTTGAGGCCAGTCGGTTCAATCTTAATTCCCAGACTCATCGCTTGTGTTTCGCTTTCTCGTTTTCCTCAACAAGCAAACGAACCATCTCATCCACAACCGACGCTGGACACTCCATCAAATCCAATGGGCTGATGCCTGTCCTTAATGCCAGTTGCGCTATGAGGTTGACTGCGCGTCCTGCTTTGGTTTCTCTTTTGGGACAAACGTAATGTCCCCTACTTTTTCAACCCACTTAGGGAACAGTTCAACGATTACGCCACTTGAGCGGACCGCGTCCCATGCCAACCAAGCCAAAGCCTTAAATTTCATGTTTTCTAGAAACTGCCCGACGGAGAGTTGGGGATGGTGGTCCTCCCAGCGACACGCCACACCGTAAGTGATGGGTGCCTCGTGTGTTTCTCCGTCGAGCATTTCTACTCGTAACGTCATACCAATCATGTCGGGGTCCTTTGTTTGTGTTGGTTAGATCAGGCGACGGCGCGGACCCAAGTGCCACCAGTGCCCGTAACGGTCATGGTGTCAAGGGAGCCGACAGTGCTTGAGATCGGCATGAACGACGAGATCATCATGTTGGTGATCGTATAGATCGGATTCCCGGGTGCCGCTACGCCAGAGTCAGGCGCGACGATGACTGTGGTGTCACCGTCGCCGACAACATCTGACAAATACTTTTCAACTGAGGTTGCGCCGTATTCGAGCAAGATTGTTGCTGAGACACTTACGCTTTGGAGGCCCGCTACGAACTTGTGGCCTGTAGCACCCATGACGGTGGCTTCAAGGCTGTCAAAGCCTGCTTCAAGCGTGATTGAGGAGCAGTTCAAACTGATGTTGTTGGCTCCAATGGTGATTTGTCCAGAGCCTTGGTAAACGATTGCCATGATGTTTTTCCTTTGTTAGTTAGCGTGTCGCTGTGAGTTTGATAGTGAGGTCGTAACAGGGGAGGTCTTGCGACCCGATCGTTGCGATGGATGGTTGTCCATTGACGACTGCAATGTTTGAGCCGAGGATGGTGTCCACGACGCCAAGGATGTAGTCGGTTGAGTCTTGGTTGCCGGGTGGCGCTCCAAGGATTCGAATAGTGATTGTGACGTCACTGACTTTGGATGTTGGGTTTGCACCAAACGACTCAAACGACGGCAACTCAATGAACACTGTGAGCGGTCGTGCGTTGCGTGGATCGGTGACAGGTTTGAGTCCGAGAGCCGTGAGCGATGCTGAGACTGCGTTGATCGCGTCTGTGAAAATGCCAGCCATGTTATGCGCACTGCGATCTCTTAACGCCAAGCAACTGGTTGACTCGACCCAATGTCATTAGCGGTGGTCCGCTCATGTCACCAAACGACGCGTAACTGTCTCCAGTGGTTCCGCGTTCACGGTAGAGACCTGCGGCGTAAAGCGTGGTTCCCAATAGCACTGAGCCATCAGGGACAGTCGTGAGACTGTCGTGGTAACCAGCCTGCACGCGACGCCTAAAACACCAAGCGTTAGCGGCCGCAACACAAGTCGTGAGGTAAGCGGTGTCATTTGCCGTTGCGCTGGAAATTCCCAAGAATTCCTGAGTATTTCCGACGGTTGTCCAACTGCACGTTTGGGTCCAAGTTACGGTTCCAGTTGCTGAAGCGCGCGGATAGTTATCGAAGTTTGATTTGACAAGTAGTTGATTCGTGATGGTGACTTCATAATCAAAAATGAAATCACCTTCAACACTGACACCAACAAACCCAAAAGTAGGGACAGCCTGAACGATGTAAGTCGCATCAAAATTGTTTCCTACTCCTGCAACGATGATCGTTTGACCGATCGTTATGTCGGTTGCCTCGAGAGTCTGGATCACGGCGTAGTCGTCTACACGCTGAACGTGCGTGACGGTGAATACGGCCATGATCCAGATCCTCTCTTAGTTTTCGTCTATCAGACGAAAGCGGCCTTAATGGCAAGTTCTGGGGAAACAACTTTACTTGCCCAGTAACCACGGACTGCAATCTGCCTGCTGAGTTGTGAGGGCTGTTCCACGGAAATGAGGCCCTTATTCAATTCAAACGATTCAAGGGCACGCGGATCAAGGATGGTCATGCCAGCGGCGGTCAAGTTGCGGTCAACGACAACGCGCAAACCGAAAGCAAACGCGCCCTGTGTTGAAGCGACATTCAGCGAACCGTATGCGTTCATTGGGCCCACCTGTGGGAACAACGGACGGTCTGCGGTATCCGACAAACTGCCCATCAATTTCCAGACGTTTGGTGACACAGCGAGGACGGACGGCAAGTTGCCATTCGAGCCAGTCAAGATGTCAGCGGCGGCGGTGTACATCCACTCAACCCAGTAAGCCGGGTCAGCAAGTGATGCGTTTGCAAAGTTGTTGCTGTTGGTGACGCCAGTCTGCAATTCCGAGCAAGCGAGCAAGTCGGTGCGGTCCATGTAGACGCGCATCATGTCGTCAAGCAACGGTCCGAGTGCTTCAGGCTGTGACCAGTCAATTGCGGCTTCGCTGATTTCAACATA